CAGAAGGAGATTCAACCTTCTGTAACTCAAGTATCTGTTGCAATTCAAGATTATGTAATTTCTCTAACTGAGTCTACTGTATTGATGAGTAGCGAGAGCGTATCTGTCGCTGCATCCACAATCCAGACTATTAATAGTGCGGAAATTCCTCTACAAGTTCTAACAGACGAAATTGAATATGTTGTCAATCCATACATTGCATACAATGATCAGGTTGTAACACTACAGATTGCTTCTAATATCGCACCAACCATTAGTGCGGTAACAATGAGCAGTGAGTCCGTGTTCACTAATAGCACCTCTGTTCAAGTTGAACATAATGTAGCACTTGTGACAGAAAAAGCACTAGATGTACATACAACATCTCTTGAAAGCGACAATGCATTATCTCTGCAAATTGTTACTGCAATTCCTCCAAAAACTGATCCTGGTGGTCTTAACTCTCCAATTCCTGTTGCTTCCATCCTTGGCACGGAAACTGCGATTGTCGCTAAACTCCACGGAGTTGAATCTGAGGTTGCTATTCTGGGTAATCACCTGCCAGTTCTTAATGGTAGAGACAAACCAGCTGATATTACGTTAAATAGACAGATGGGAGTCCTTGACTTCTTCGAGGAACTCGTCGTTCTAGAAACCAGTATTGTAACTAGAAACTAATGGCAGAACTAGCACTATCAGCACCATATAATGAAGTCCATAAGAGAAATGGTCAAACCATTCTTGTGGAAAACTTTAAAAAAAGAACTCCTGATGGATTTGAATCTTTCACTTCAGGTAATGCTGGACAGACACTAAGGGGATATGAACTCCATGTTTTTGATGGAGATAATGTCATTCACGATTTGACTCTTACATACCCCACTCTACAGATCAGGGATTTTGAATTAAGACCTTTGTCTTCGTTCACATTGAACGGATCTAGGTTCACTAACGTTGGCGCTACTTCGATGTTACCCTTTGGTATGACTGCAAATTCGCTGCAAGTGCTAACTACTGATCCGCAAATTCCTACTGTTTTAGAATCGATGACTAATGTCAGTAGGTTTGCTGCGGCAGGTCATCTTTTTATCGGAGGGTCTGCGCGTACTCTTTTTGAGTATACATCAAAAACACCAACGGGATTTATTGGTTATGTAAAATCTGGAGCGGTTAATATCCCAGCATCTACGGAGTTCATCCAATACTCCACAGATGCCTAAATATAATGTATAAATAAATCAGACATCAACGTTCTAGAGCAAAAAATAATGGCTGCAATTATTTCAGACAAATTTAGAATTTTTAATGCTAAGCAATTTCTAGAATCTCTGTCCGAAGGCAGTAGTGATACTGGCACGGACAGAACTAGAATGTATTTCTTTGTGGGTCGTCCACAAGCATGGAATTCTTACCTGGAGATCTACTCCGCAAACGCAACAGCATTCACCGCTGGGCAATTCGTATACGTTTCGAGCGATGACAACGGAACATATACATGGGCAAACGCTCCTTTCAAGGCAAGCATTGTCGCAGTATATGAGAATTCCCTCATCCTCAGCAACGTTTCTCCTAGCACTTCTTCCACTCCTCTCCCCAACGCACTAATCGAAGGTTGGAACGGAGCATCCGATACAGGAGCAGAAGCAAGAGCAGGTGTATATCGTTTTGCTACCGAAGATACCCCTCCTACTCCACTGGACAACCAGTTGGAAAAGTTTGATGTCTATGATGAAATCATTGCTGCTAAGCGTATTACTGATGCGTTTGCTCGTGGTGTAATTACTCGTTACGATTGGAACCTGCTTGCAACGGAACCACGTTTCGACATGTACAAGCCTGATTACACTGCTACCACAACTGGTCAGATCGGTAAACTTGCGCTTACCAATGCAGCTTCTCTAGCAACTGCTAAGTATTACGTAATCAACTCCCAGTACGAAGTATTCAAGTGCCTCTACAATGGTGAGTTCCCAGGTAGAACTGCTCCTAACCCTGTATACGAACCAAAGACCTCTCCTTCTGCTGGTCAAGGCACTTATGCTGGTGGTCTGTTCACTGAGGGTGCTGATCTCGAAGTTTCCAATACTGCAGGTTATGCATGGAAGTACATGTACACCATCCCAACCGATGATGTTCTTCGCTTCCTCTCCACCAACTTCCTACCAATCAACCTCCCCACCGAGAGCACCAGAAGCACTGTTGCAACAGCTGCAGTTGATGGCGCTATTGACGTTGTTCTAGTTGAGGATGCAGGTTCGGGTCTTCCTAACGGCACCCACTATGCACCTGTTAATGGTGATGGTCAACTTGCTGGTGGAACCGAAGCAGTTGTTGAGATTGTCGTCGCTGGTGGCGCAATCGCTTCTACTAAGGTTGTCACCAAGGGTGCAGGTTACACTTATGGTTCTATCAGACTGGTTGATGGCGCAACAACTGGTGGTATCAAGTCTGGTCTTTACACCACTTCTGCACTAACCACTGGTCGCACAGGTGTTAGCGGAACAGGTGCTCTGGAAGTTGTTCTTCCTCCCGAAGGTGGACATGGCGCAGACATGGAAGCAGAATTTGGTGCTAAGCGTGTCATGACCAACATCCGTCTGACCTACGCTGAAGGTTCTGGAGACTTCCCTGTTGATAACGACTTCCGTCGTATCGGTATTGTCAAGGATCCATACAACTGGACCACAACCGACTTTGCAACTGCAGATACACTAAATGGTCTGTATGCTGTTAAGATCTCTGGTGCAACTGCAGACTACAACGCTGACGAAACTATCACTCAAACACTGACTGGTGGCGGCGTTGCAAGAGGAACAGTAGTTTCCTGGACTCTTGACTCTGGTTCTACAACTGATGGTGTTCTTAAGTACATCCAAGTTCCTGGTCTTCACGCTGACGATGGTGTTGTAAGACCTTTTGATGGTTCTGATGCTGCTCAAGTTATTGGTGCTGCATCTCTTGCTGGTGGATCTATCGACACTTCTGTAACTGGTGGAACTTCTCTGCTTGGTGCTTCCTTTACTTCTGGTCAAGCAAATCCAGAGATTGAACCAAACTCTGGCGACATCATTTATGTTGAGAACAGAAGACTGATCACCCGTGCTCCTGACCAGATTGAAGATATCAAACTAGTCATCGAGTTCTGATCTAAATAACGTGCTAAATAAGGTTAGGAAAACTAGGACGTTAGTAATATACAATGCCTCAGAATACTAACCTTAATGCATCGCCTTACTTTGAAGATTTTGACCCGCAGAAGAATTTCTACAAGGTCTTATTTCGACCTGGATATGCAGTACAGGCAAGAGAACTAACATCTCTTCAGTCTGTACTGCAAACCCAGTTAGAAAGTTTCGGAAGAAACATCTTCAAGCAAGGCGATCTTGTTGTGCCTGGAGAAGTTGGGTTCAACACAAAATTAAACTACGTTAAACTCTCGTCCGTTTCTGAGGTAGCTGTTAGTGACGAGGAAGGTAACGTTACATATCAAAAATATGACATTAGTCAACTCGTAGGATTGAAGATCCAAGGCATATCTTCAAGCGTAGTTGCTAGTGTTATTGCTACAGAATATGGTTCTGATACCGAATCAGACACTCTCTATGTGAATTACCTAGATTCTGGTGCATCTGGCGATGAAGAGAGATTCCGTCAAGGCGAGACATTAGAAGTAATTGGTGGCGTCAACTCTCCTTTGTTAGTAGTCGGCACTGATGGCGTTTCTCTTCCTACCAGTATTGGCATTACTGATCCCGATACAGGTATTGAGTCATTTGTTGATAGTCCTGCTTTAGGTTTTGCTTCTGCTGTCAAAGTAGAAGAAGGCATTTACTTTGTAAATGGATATTTTGTAAGAAATGCTGAGCAACTTTTAGTTGTAGAAAAATATAATGATACTCCTTCTGCAAAGATTGGATTTAAAATTTCTGAGTCTTTAGTTACTCCAGAAGAAGATTCTTCTTTATATGATAATGCGAGGGGATTTTCTAACTTCTCTGCGCCTGGAGCACATAGACTCAAGATCGATCTTGAGTTGGTCAAATATGGTTACTATGAATTAACTGATAAAAACTTTATTCAGTTATTGCTTGTCAAGAGTGGTACTATTCAAAAGCAGATCAAAGCAAATGATTATTCTCTTGTAGAATCTGCAATTGCTAGAAAAACTTTTGATGAGTCTGGAGACTATGTAGTAGAACCTTTCCCTCTACAAGTAAGAGAGTATTACCAAACAGGTGATAATCTAGGTTTTTATTCTGCAGATTCTGATGGTCTTGTTAATGGTCTAACTGCTATTGAAGCTTCTGCTAAGCTGGTTGGTAGTGTTGGTTCTGGTAAAGCATACATTAAAGGGTATGAAGTTAAAAACAAAGAAACCAAGTATCTTACTATTGATAAAGCAAGAGATACCATCAAAAGAGAGAATCAAACTTTAAAAACATCTGGTCTTACTTCTTTCTTTATTACTAATGTATACGGCACTACTCCTCTAAATGCTGAGGGTGCTGACTTAACATCGTATCCTACGATGTATTTGAATGCTTCTTTCAATGATGGATCTATTGGATCTAATGATACTGAAGCAGCAGATTCCCCAAAACAAACTGTAAACCGCCGAGGTCAAGGTTATAGTGTTGTTGATGGTGTTAAAACCATTTATTGCAAAATCGATAACACTTCTTCTTTTGATATCGATGATATGACTGAAGCGAACTTCAAAGGTCAATTCAGTAGATTATACTTTATTAAGTCTAGAACAGATACTGGTAACGTTACTGATTATAGTTATGTTGATGTCATTGCTTTTTCTATTGTAAAGCGTCCAGAAATTGGAACTGCAGATTACGTAGAAATTACTGTTAAAGGTAATAGAACAGAATTGGATATATTTTTAACTGACATTGATCCTACAATTCTCAACAAAACAAGATCTTTATATAAATCTGCAGCAGATGTACAGGGTGCAAGTTCTCCTGTATTTGATCTTCGTGACTATAATGAAACTATCACTCCAGTTGTTGGTATTGCAAAACCAAAAAATATTGCATTAAAAGAAATTAGTTCTGGTTTTGATAAAGATCTCGATAAGATCGTATCAAAAGGAAAACTTGCTGGTGGTTTAGAAAAATATAATTCTATTTTTGATCTGTCTTACTTTGCACCACAATTCTTTACTAGATTACTTCTAGAAGAAACTATTGTGGGAAGTGACTTCACTCCTGGTAAGTACATTTATGGTGGCGCAAGTAATGCCGTTGCTGTTATTGAGGGAGGAACAGATTCTGTTTATTCTTCCGTTAATAAATTATTTGTCACCATGATTTTTGGTGAATTCATGTCAGGAGAAACTATTACTTCTGAAACTGGTGCAACCATGAAGATTGCAACAGAAAATACTATCTCACATTTTATCGTTCCAGAGAGAGGAGATAGTTACTCGGCAGCAACAAAAGTTATTTTAAATGGCGTGACATTTGAAGCAACTAAGATTGAAGTAGTTACATCTGGAGGTGGTTCTGTTGAACAAGTTGTAATTAGAGATAGATCAAGTGCAACTCAAACTTATTCTTTACCACCTGTAGTTGAATTTACTGGTACGACACCATCTAACCAAGCGGTTGTAACTCCTGTTTTGTTTAGGAATACAGTATATACGTATTCTCCAAAAAATATTAAATCAGTATTTTCTGAATTTGGTTCTGGCAATGCCAACAAATTTAGTGCAGATATTGAACTGGAGAGAACAGGATATGTTATTACGTCTTCAGTAACAGATTTTACTTTCTCTGGCACTAAGGGATATAAATTCATTGAATGTAATGGTTTTGGTGGGGATGCCTCTAAAATCTTGGTACAAGGCGATGTATTGCAGTTTTCTGATTCATCTGGTGCTGTATACAAATACATTGTACAATATGCCACAAAACCTGATGGAATCAATAGATCCAGAATTTATTTGGACAGAGTTTTAAGAGAAAATGTAGAAAACGCTTCTGTTGTTCTCCAAAGACCTCAAATCGAAAATCCAAACTCTTCTTTGATTTTCCCAACAGGAGACAAGCAAATTTCAACTCTCATTGATTCTTCTGAAGATTCTAAGATCAAGTATCACTTTAGAAGAGATTTTATTACAACATCTTCTTCCTCTTCTGGAAACATTACTTTTGCTGCCCAACTTCCATTTGGAACACAGAGATTTGCACCTTTCTCTCAAGAAAATTTCTTGCTAACTGTTCTTGAAACAGGAGTTGCAGAACATGCTATTGATGAAAGTGGCACCTTGCAGTTGTTTGGAGGTCCCCTGAAAAAAGGAGATATTATCTATATCGATCCTTCATATGTAACTATTGCTGAATCTGATAGCAACTTAACTGCTGGTAGTGTTACTTTAAATTTCCCAGAAAATCATTTTGGTGATATTGATGCACTTAGAACTGCACTAGAAGATAGAGCAGCAAATCCACAAACAGGAGATCCTTCTTTCACTTTGCCAGAGTCAAACTTCCCCAAAATGAAGTTGACTGCTACTTTGGAAGTATCTAAAGCAAAACCAAGATTAAAAACTTCTGTTATTAATAAACAGATTATTGTTCAGTCTGCTGGAACTACTGTTGTACCTTTTAGAGGACAAGATCTAAATGGTGATTCTATTGTGATTACTTCTTATTCTGATGTCTTTAAACTAAGATATGTTTATGAAGGATCTGTTTCTGCTCCACCTCAAGTTGATGCAGGCGGAAATCTTATTAGTGGTGTAGATGTCACAAATAGATATACATTTGATAATGGTCAAAGAGATACCTATTATGATATCGCAAGATTAGTTCTAAAACCAGGACTAACTGCACCTACAGGACAATTGGTTATTGCATTTGACTACTTCGAGCATTCTCAAGGCGACTTCTGTACTATTGATTCATATTTACATGAAGCAGGTGTCACTGAAAAAGATATTCCATCTTTCAATTCTTCTGTTAGTGGTTTAGTATCTCTCAAAGATGTAATTGACTTCCGTCCTAAAGTAGATAATTCTAACATCATTGTAGGTTATCAAGATAAGACTCTATTATCACAAACTGATTTCTTATCTTTCTCTGGTGAATCTGGAATTCCTGCTAGCACCCCTGCAGATGATTCTAATCTTAATTATACAATCAAGTATAATAAAGAGCAATATCTGGATAGAATTGATGGTGTATTCCTTAATACCGATGGTCAGTTTATTGTCAAGAAAGGCAACTCCTCGTTGAATCCATCTCGACCAGAATCTATTAGTGATGCTGCTCCTCTGTATTATCTTTATATTCCTGCATTTACAGATTCTTATAGAGATGTTCGTATTATTCCTGTAGAGAATAAGCGTTACACTATGAAAGATATTGGTAAACTTAACCAACGTGTCGAGCGTTTAGAATACTATACGTCTCTTAGTGTACTAGAGCAACAGACACTTAACATGCAGGTTACCGATGATATTGGTCTTGATAGATTTAAGTGTGGTTTCTATGTTGATAACTTTGAAACACACAAAGGTGATATTAAAGCAGCAGATCACAAATGTGCTATTGACACCCAACAGTCTGTTTTGAGACCACAAGTCAGTGAAGATAGTTTCTTAGTGAAAGAAGTCAATACCAGAAACGACCAGAGAGAAGTTGCTGGTTATGTTAACAATAATGGCATCTTGACTCTCCCTTATGAGAACACTAGATTACTTGGAAATAATTTTGCAACAAAGACTATCAATCCTAATCCATTCGTTGTTCTTCAGTATGTTGGAGATTTGAGTGTAGATCCTAATGTAGATTCTTGGTATGATAGATCTATTGCTCCTTTGGTAACTGACAACAATACAGATTTGTTTGTTCCATTCCTTGCAAAAGATGACTTGGAGGTAGCATTCGGAAGTTTGTATAACTCGTTTATTGTTACTTGGACAGGAACAGAAAGATCTTTCTATAATATCAATCCATTATCCAAGACCAATAACGAGATTGCAAACGAAGAGGTAGTATCTGCATCTACTGCAAGTTCTTCTAATGTAAGTCCTTTCAACAATGAGTTGGGTAAAGGAATTTCTACTAGAACAAGTCGTGGCAAGTCTGTTGCTGGTTCTTTGCAATACTTTGCTCGTAGTATTCCAGTTAAATTTAATATTCGTCGAATGAAACCTTCGACAGAAGTCTTTGTATTCTTAGAAGGAAAGAATATCAATCGTTGGGTTGTTCCTGATATTAGATTTACTGGAATTCCTGCTAATTCTTTATCAACATTTGGCGCACCTATCATCACAGATGAGAATGGTAATGCTAGTGGTATTGTTCTTATTCCTGCTGGCAATCCACCAAGAGATGGTACTGCTTGGACAGGAGAGGTAGAAACTGTATCTTATGATTTAAGCGGAGAAGATATTAGAATTTCTACTGGAGAGAAAACTCTTCGTTTTACTTCTAGTGCATCTAATCGTGACAAGACAGATGTGGAAACATTTGCCGAGACTAAGTTCTATGCATCTGGTCTGCTTCCTGATAATCCTGGAACTATCGTATCTACTAAACCAGCATACTTCAAGGCAAATGAAGGTACTCAATTAGTTACCAACAACACCGAAAACGAGCAAAAACCAAACCCACTTGCTCAAACATTTAAGATTGAAAACTTTGATGAAGGTGTGTTCACTACTGGAGTAGACCTTTATATTGCTAAGAAGAGTGATTCTATTCCCATTAGAGTTTACTTGACTGATGTTGATTCTGAGAAACCAGGAAAGAATGTTATTCCTGGAACTGAAGTGGTCAAAGAACCATACACATACGTCAAGGCATATGTATCTGCTTCGGTTGTTGTACTGAAAGGAGAGAAGATTAGTGGCGTTTCTACTAATGCATCTGGACCTATTCTTAAGATCCTAGACAAGAATAATAATGAACTAGCAGTTTCTGAGGATGATGAAATTCAACTCAATAATGAGCAGGTTTATACATTTGTTCTTTCCAATAACAATGGACAATCTTTTGTTCAAGATGAGGAATTAAAGATTAATTCGATTGTAGTATTCAATAATGCTAATAACACTGAAATTACTGCACGTATCGCAAAAGACTCTGGCAGTGTTAGTGCTCTAAAAGTTAAGAATACTGGTTCTAATTATGATGGTGCTACTATTACTATTGAAAGTCCCAGTCTCCCTGGCGGAAGTAATGCAACAGGTACAGTTGCAGTATCTGGTGGACTCATTTATGATTCTACTCTTACTTTGTCTGGTAGAGGATATACAGAACCACCATCTGTTGTTATTAGAGGAACAGGTATTGGAAATACTGGTGCTGAAATTGAAACCGAAATTTCTATTACAGAACCAGCAGTTAGAATGGGAGTTGCTGAAGATGAAACTGGTGTAATTGCTTCTATTACACCAACTAAGTTTATGTTTGATTACCCAGTATTTTTGCAAAATAATACTGAGTATGCTCTAGTTGTAGAAACCGATTCTCAAGATTATAGCATTTGGGTATCTAAACTTGGTGAAACTGAGATTGCAACCAATACTACAGTTACTACAAACCCATCTTTAGGTTCTGTTTACAAGTCTCAAAATACTGAGTCTTGGGTAGAAGATCTGTTTGAGGATGTCAAGTTTACTCTGTACAGAGCAGAATTTGATACTTCTACTACCGCAACAATTGATCTTACAACTATTTCTAAAGGTTATGAAAATATGGTAGTTGATCCTTTAGAGACATATGCTTTTGCAAATGCTAATGCTACATCTTCTCTATTCAAAAATAATAATAATGTTATCAAGGTAACTCATAAAAACCATGGTTTTGATGATGAGAAATCGTATGTATTCTTCAAGAATTTAGCATCTACTGCTGGGTTTACTCAAGGATCTTTGAATTCCACTTTATTTAAAGTTTCTAATGCAGGTCTAGATACATTTAATATCAGTGGCATTGGTAGAGCTGCTGACTCTGTATTTGGTGGCGGTGAAATTGGATTGATTGCCACCAATAAAAAATATGAAAGATTATTAGCACAAATTGCATATCTTCAATCCCCTTCTACAAATATCAATACTTCTGTAAAGACTACCAATATTATTCCGATTGATTCTAATACAGAGAATTATAAGTCTTATTCTGTTTCTGATTTTGAAAGAACTTTCTTGAATGAAGAGCAATTCTTTATTAATCAAAAAGTGATTGCTTCTGATATCAATACTTTGCTCAATAATATTGACAATAGTATTACGTATAGATTAGAACTTTCTTCTAATAAGTCTTCATTGTCTCCTGTTATTGATCTTAAGACTTCATCTATTAAAGTTTCTTCTAATAGAATTGAGAATTCTAAAGGACAAGAAGGTAGATATGGAAAGAAATATCAAAAGATTGAATTCTATCCTGTCTACTCTTTTGTAATTAACAATGCTGTTGACCAAAATGATCAACCAATTGTAGTTAATCAAGGTCAAACAGTAGAAGGCAAAGGATGGTCAGCAGAGGGTATTGAAGCATCTGGTGCTCGCGGAGAGGTTGTATTTTATAACTCTGGAACATCAACATTATTCGTTAAACTCAAAAATGATAATGTGTTTAAAGCAGGAGAGGAATTATTCTTCTCTGTTCAATCACAAGAAGGAGAAAATCTTCAAGATAGAGATAGCGATGGCAACAATGTCTTTGATGTTAGAATTTCTAATTCTAATCCTCAATTGATTAAACCAGTATTCAGTTTTGATCAAGTAGTAACTGCTATCAATCCATCCAATCTAACAGAAACTTATAATAATACTATTAATGGCACAGTTCTTTCGTGGGATATTCCATCTCAAATATTAACTCTTGAGAATGATAAAGAACCAATTAGTGGTGATTACTCTTCTGATAACACAACTGGTTTATTCTTAAGAGTAAATGATATTGATGAGCAAGAAAATGATATCTTGAGAGTGGGAGATTTAGTTTCTTGGTCTAATCTTACTTCAGCATATGAGAGATTCTATGAGATTAAGAGTATGACATTTAGTGATGGCGTAGATTTTATTTCTGAAGATAGTGCAAAAGATACATCTGCTCTCGCTAAGTATGTGACTAAGGAAATTATTCTTAAGACACCTGCTTCTGCTATTGATGTTATCATTACCGCAAATGTAACAAACTCGGAAAATATCAAACTCTTGTATAAGACAAAGACTGCTTCTATTCAGAAGAACTTTGAAGATATTGAATGGGTATTGTTTAACGGAACTGGTTATGCTGATACACCAGAACTTGCTACTCCACAGAACACTATCTCTGCTCAGAAGGAAGAGCAATCTGCCTACCAAGAGTTTAGATTTAGTGTTGACAACCTAGATGATTTTGTATCGTTTGGTGTCAAGGTTAGCATGACATCTGATGATCCAGCATACGTACCTAAGATCCAAGATATTAGAGTCGTAGCATCGGCATGATAAAAGTTGAAGGACATGAGGGTCTCTACAGAGACCCCTCGACGGGGGCGATTGTCAATATGCATTCGTCCTCTAAAAAGACTGCTTCCCATACTATCAAAGGAATGCAGAGTGACATAAATACTTTGAAGGAAGAACTATCTGATATCAAACAGCTTCTTAGAGAGATATTAAGAAATGCCAGCAATTAACGTCGCCAAAACAGATACCTTTGAAATTCAAAGGCAAAAAATTAACGATATCGGTACGCAGATTTTTAACATCTCTGCAGGTGGTAGCGACCTGGCTACTGGAGAACTAAAACTCGGAGATGGAACTAAGATTGCTCCTTCGCTAGCATTTACAAGTGAAGCAACTCTAGGTTTATATAAACCAAACAACCAAGAAATTGGTTTTGTTTCTGCTGGTAAGGATATTGTTAATTATAGATCAGATGGAGTTTATTCTTTTCAAGATCTCTATATTAGAAAAAGAACTCTCCTAAATGCTGGTCTTACTATTCAAGACGAGGGTCAGAACTATGATGCTGGAACTTATTCTGGTATTAGCGTTGTCGGTGGTTCTGGTTCTAATGGTCTTCTGGATCTAGTAGTTGAAGCATTTAATGGCAGTGTAACCAATAATGGATCTAATTATCCATCAGGAAATTATTCTGACATTCCACTGAATACTAATGGAAGTGGCAGTGGTGTTGTTGTAACTTTTGGAACTCCAGAACCTGTAATTGGAATTGGCAATGCAGGTAGTGGATATGATGATAATGAATATGGATCTATCGCTCCTGTATCATCTGGAAATGGCGAAGGTTTAATTGTAGACCTGACTATTTCTGGTGGTGTATTGACTGCAGTAGAAGTAGCAGAACCAGGAACAGGTCACCTTTCAACTGATACATTCACAATTGACAATGCCACTCTTACATATATTGATGAGGGCACAGGACTAGAAGTTCAAAGTGGTGGTTCTGGAATTCAACTAACTATCACAAATAATTGCAATGAAGTTGATGTTGAAACATTAAGTTTTTCGGAAAAAGGCACTGGACATGCTCCTGGTGATCTTCTAACAACTCCTGGAAGTGTTACTAAAACTGGAGATCTTCCTGGAGTTGTTACTGGACTTGCAACAACAGTTAGCACTGCTAGTACAAACATTACCGTTTCTTCCACTGCAGGTATTGTCGCTGGAATGATTGTTGCACAAACGGGTGGTGATGGTGCTATTGAGGGAAGTTCTGTTGTCGCTAGTGTTGTTAATGGAACGACAATTCAGTTGTCAGAACTGCCAACTGTAGATGGTACAGCAACTCTTGATTTCACAAGTGATCCAATTAATATTATCACCTTCACTGACGCTAGTGATATTATTGCTGGAAGTAGCATTTCTGGTGGTGGATATAGTGGAACTGTTGGCAGTGTAGATTATGAATTGAATCAAGTTCAACTAGATCCTGATCCTACGAGTGGTGGTGCTACGGGAGTAACATTTACAATTAATCCTCCATATGGCAGTGGATCTGGATTTGAGTATACTATCAATCAAGTAGGTGTTATTACAACCACTTCGGTTTCATCTGGTGGAGCAGGAAATGGTTATGCTGTAGGAGACGTTGTTTCTGTTAACCCACTTGCTTTAACTAGTCCTATTGAGTATGCTGTTAATGTATTCGATGGTCAGTTGCTAACTGTTGCTTCTGGAATTAATGTTAGTGTTGGTAGTGTTATTAACGCATACACTCCACCAGATGCTGAAGCAGGAACACCAGCAGAATATGGAGAAGATCTAGAAGTTATCGCAATCACAGCAGGAACTCCTGGAAATGCTACAGGATTTATTGCTAGTGCTGCAGCACAACTTGATGCAGGTGCTCAATTTGGTATTAATAGTTCTGGTGTATTTACAGTTGCAACATATGCCCCTGCTGGAAGATATTATATTGATGATGGAAATGGATCAACACTCCAACCTAATCTAACTCTTTACGTAGGAAATACATATTTCTTTAATCAAACTGATGGAACGTATGGTGCTCACCCACTTACTTTCTCCCAACATCCTGACGGAACACACAATCAAGTAACAGGAGTCAACACCACCAATTTGGTTAGTGGTAGTGATACATTTACTGTAGATAATGCTGCAGGAATTCTGGTTGGAATGATCATCGCTAAAACTGATGAAGGTGATGGTGCAGTTCCTTTGGGAGCAACAGTTACTAGTGTTGTTGGAACCACGATTACAATGAGTGGGGCAGCAACTGCCGCAGGAGCAGCAGAACTATCGTTTACTGGTGCAATATACACCGATGATGTAACAGTTAGTTCAACTGGTCCCAGTATTACAATTACTGCTTCTACACCAAATCCTCTATACTATTTTTGTAGTATTCACCCAAATATGGGTGGTGAACATACTATTGATGCAAATAATCCAAAGACATTTGGTTCAAATTTTGAACTTTTAATTAGTGCTGTTGACGTAGATGATGTTATCAGTGGAGACATCAATTCTGGAGCTTTTGATGCTGTTACTCTAACTTCAGAAACTTCTACTATTGGTGAAGGTACATTTAGTACCAGTATTACTACTCCTCTAGCAACTGCAAATACTCTCAATGCATCTGATGTTATTGGTATTGGTAGTAATAATTTAAATATTTCAGCAACAGGAAACATTGTATTACAATCTCCTGAACTTAGATATGGAACAGGTATTGTATTCAACTCCTCTCTAAATCTGATTGAATCTAGTGGAGAGATCAAAACCACAAATAGATTCAATGTTAATGATAGATTGTTTATCCAAGGGACTAACATCTCATCAACTTCTCTTGACGATATTCTTATTACTCCTGGTCTTGGTAAAGTAGCAAAAGTAGATACAACTACGGCATTTACTATTCCTGTTGGTACTACAAATGATCGTCCTGGAGTGCTTGCTGTTGAAAGTGGTCAGATTAGATTTAACACAGATACCAATCAATATGAAGGTTATAGTTCTACTGCTGGTGCGTGGAACTCTTTGGGTGGTGTTCGTGACCTAGATGGCAATACTTATATTCTGGCAGAAGAATTTATTGGTGCTAACGATAATACTCTGTATTTTGTTAATGATGCAGTTACTACATTGAAGTTGGATAGAAACTTCCTCGACTTCTTCACGACTAAAAATATTAAGTCTACTAGAGTAGGAGCACCATCAAGCAGAAACTGGAATACAAACACTCCTGTTACTGCTGGGGAATATCTAAAGTATGGATTGAATCTGTATGAGGTAGTGACTGGTGGTGTTACTGGAACATCTGGAAATGAACCTACAGATACAACTGGGAACAACTTTAATAACGGAAGTGCTGTTCTGAGATATGATTCTCTTGCTGTCGCACCTCTTGATTTTGATGAAGTTGAAGTAATTAGAATTGGCACCAGTAATCCAATTCCCATGGAAATCAATGGGGATCTAAAACTATTTAATAACACAATTTCAACCATTGTCAATGACATGGTTCTGGCACCAAATCCAGGTCAAAAAGTTAAGATTGATTCTATCACTTCTTTGGTGGTTCCAGTTGGAGACTCTAACTCCAGAGGAAATGCTGAACTAGGATCTATTCGTTATAACACTTCAGATCAAACATATGAAGGTTATGATGGAGCACAATGGGGTTCTCTTGGTGGTGTTAAAGATGTTGATCAGAACACATACATCATTCCTGAGACTGCTCCTGGTGCAAACGAGAATATTCTATACTTCTATAATAATGGTCTGAACACTTTGCGAGTTACGGAAACCGCAATGGAGTTCCAAGACATTGATACTATCACTTCTCTGGGAGCAGGTGGATCTAAAGATCTACTTAACATCAATGCTAATGTCGTAACGTTTGATAATCTTGCTACAAGTCTTCAGAACACTGATGCTAGCAGATCTTTCTTCTTTACTACAAAGCAGAACTTTGACTTCGGTCTATCTTCGGGTCTGACTACAGATACTCTGGTAAGACTAACTGATGATGGAGATATCTTCTTCAACCTAGGTTTTGGAACTGGAGTTTATAATGGTCTCAAGATTATTAACGAAGACCTAACTGCAGTAGAACTGCAAAAGTATGCAGTACGCACAGATCAAACTGCTCTAACAAAAGATACTATTGATCAGGGTGCTACTGTTCTATATAATCCAACTGATGAGGCATCCGCTAAAGTCATTTTGACTGCACACAATAAGACTTCTGGTCAAAAAGAATTCTTGGAGTTTGCAGTTATTGACAATGGAACGGATATTGTATACACAGAATACAATAACCTCAAGACGGGGCAAGAAATTGTATCAGTCCTCTTTGACTTCGATGCTAACAACAATGTTCGTCTTACTTACACACTAGACAGCGGTCTAAACACAAACAACGCAGTAGACGTGACAGTAGTCACATACGTAACTAAGAGGTAAAAATGGCATCTAATCTTCAAAATTTAGATTCTCTAGGAGGTTTCTCTGTAAACAATACAGAGATTGTTACTGAAACTTTTGACGTAAAAAACGTCAATACATTTGAAATCAAAAATTCTTTTTATGATGATAGTTCTACATCTCATTATATCTTAAGAGGTCTTAATACCACTATTCTCCAAGTAGACAACTCTGGTGGTCAGATTGTCTTGCCATCAAATACTATCAATTTTATTGAATCTACAATCGTAGCAGTAAATGATTCTGGTGGGGGATCGTTAGTAGAAAAATTAGAAAGTGCTATTTCTGTTGATGCTGCAGGCAATTTAGCAGAGATGTCAACGATGACAACCATCATCAAAGATAGTATTCCAACAGGTCAAACATGGACCATTTCACCTTTCGTTGGTGGTTCTACAAACAGATTCAGCTATACCACTTCCAGAGCAGGAACAACTATTTCAATTAAGTGGATTGCATATACTAAGGTAGTCAGTATTGAGTGGACATGATGCTAAATAGATAGGAGAATAAAACCTACGGCAAGGCTGAGTAAGAAATGAGTTTTCAGTTAAATTCCGATAGAGAAACGATTAGAGCTATTGCTCCTACTCTAGTTGGTACACAAGAATTATCTATTAGAAATGGATCTGGTTCTGACGAGAAAGAAGTTCTCAGAACTCTACTTGATCCGAACACGGACTTGCCCCGTGTTGGTATCAACAGAACTGGAAACAGAATCGATAGGATTGTTGTAAATCTAGGTGGTACTGGATACACCACCCAACCGACTGTAAATATTGCCCCACCTCCTGCTGGTGGAACTCAAGCACTTGGCACTGCTGTTATTAGTGAAGGTTTTGTTACTGCCGTTCTAGTTGACAACCCTGGTCTAGGTTATACCGCTGCTCCTGCTGTAACTATTACTGGTGGCAATGGTACAGGTGCTCAAGTCGAAGCATTCCTGGATACTGTTGACTTTGAACTTGATATTAATGGTGCTATTAGAACCTCTACGTCGATTATTTCTGACACGGCGAGAATTCTAAACCTAGATATTGATAACTTTATCACCCCAGACGCTAAGTTTAGGGCACCTGATCTCAAGACCTACATGAATGCCACTGGTATTCCCTGGTCAGCGAATATCATTGTTCAGAAAGACGCTTACAGATATAGAGGTCCAAACGTATACCAGGCACTCAATGCTGGTGAAACTGGATCTACACCTCCACTACACACGGATGGTATTGAACTAAACGGAGAAGTTCAATTCAAGCACATTGGTTTCCGTGTTAATGATTCTGGTGGTTATAAGTATCAAGAAACTGGAGACTCTGGTGAGTTCCCACGTTCTATTACTCCTCTTCTCGGAGATAGATCTACCAAAATTGCAACCACAGAATACGTCCTTAACCTAGCAACGAATGACGTTGGTGGACGTATCTACGTTTCTGCACAAATTGGTTCTGACTTGAATGATGGTCGTTCTGCAGTTGCTCCTGTTCGTACCATCAAAAAAGCAGCACAACTTGCATGGGCAACTCCTGGCGTAAAAGAAACAATTATTGTTTCTGGTGGAGACTATGTAGAAGACAACCCAATCTCTCTACCACCTGATGCATCTGTTGTTGGTGATAACCTTCGTCTTGTAATCATCAGACCTGCTAACCCAAGGAAGCACATCTTTAAGTTCGGTGATAAGAACTATGTCATCGGTGTTACTTACAGAGACCAAATTGACTCCTCTGGTGATGCTGTCGCAACTTGGGACTTTGCGATGGTCTTTGATGACAAGCAAAGAATTAACTATGACTATACAGTCAATGGAGATTTTGGTACTCAATTCCCAATTGGCACTCAAATCTTTGGACCAGAAAAGTTCCGTGCTGACTTCCAAACAAACACTGGTCTTGCAAACCTAGTAGCAAACTTACCTGTTAGAGGTGTTAACACTGGTGCTCAAGGTATTCTTGAAAGGGTAGAATTTACTACTACTGTTGGACCATCTGCATATGTGGGTGGTAATGTTGACTTCTCAGTTACTAGCGGTACGTTTACTGCTGGTGAAACATTCCAATTCGGTGGTCAAGGTACTATTGAGTGGCAACCCGATACAGCATATACTGTAGGTCAACAACTTTGGGCAACAGATCATGTATACGTAGTTGCTGTTGCTGGTACTTCTGCTGCCACTTCTCCTATACACGATACAGGTACAGTTGCTTCTGGTCCTGACACACTAGAACTAACTTATCTTAGAGATGCTTACGAATTTGTTTCTACTGACATTAAGTCAATTAGAGCAGAAGGTGAAGTTGTTTTTGAAAATACAAATATTACTGATGCTCTACCTATTGTTAGAGTTGACTTCTCCCTTCAAGGAGATCCCAGTATTGCAACTGGTGGTTTCCAAGATCCAGGATCTGCAGAAGATCTTGGTGGTATTGTCTTCTATACAAACTCACTGGTTGGCAGACAGAATACACACGACTTCAAAGAAGGTCAAGAGATTGTTATTGAGGGAATGCCCACAAGTTCTCCAGACTTGTCGTTCCTGAATGGTAAGCAAAGAATTTACAAAGTTCTAGAAGATGCTGATGGTCGTGCTAGAAGATTTGTTATTCCCAAGAAGACCACAATCACTACTACAGATAACTTTGATCCTGGTCAGTTCTGTTCTGTTAGATCTTATGAGAAGTCGATTACTATCTCCCTTCTTAACTCTCCAAACAGATTCCCAATGGCAACACCGATTGCCAGAAGATATCAAGACGCTTGCCTACAGATTAGAAACAACGTAGAGTTCATCGCAGATGAAGTTGTAGGTAAGATCAATGATCAATTTAAGAAAGAATACTATTCAGTATATGGCATTGGTGGTACACCTGACGCTCAGTTCACACCAACAGATGTAACTTACGATCCTGCTACTGGTGATGCTGTATTTACAGTTGCCAATCATGGATTGTCTATTGGTGATGGTGTATCAATTGCTGATCAATCCATCACATTTACATGTACGATGGATGGCAATAAGACTGAGCACGCATTACCTGATACAGATCAGTATGCTAGCGGCAAGTCTCTGCCAATTACAGCAGTCACAACTAATACGTTTACTCTAAACGTAGGTGCATCTGGTCCAGACCAACTATTCACACCATCTGCTGCAACTTACAATCCAGCAACAGGTGCTCTTAATCTAACAATTGGTACTCATACACTATCTGTTGGTGAGGGTATCGTTATCGACGATAACTCCCTGTCGTTTACTTGCGACATGGATAACAACCAGTCTACTAAGACTTATCCACGTCCAGGAATCGATCCTTTCGCTGGTAGGTCTATGCCTATCACCGAGATTTCGGAAACTAGCATCACAGTTAACGCTGGAGTATCAAGACCAAACCAATACTTTACTCCATCCGCTGCTACTTACGATGCTTCTAATGGAGATCTGACAGTTACTGTAGGACAGCATGGTCTAGGTGTTGGTCGTAGTGTTGTTCTCGAAGACAATTCCTTCACCTTCACTTGCGATCAAAACGGACATGCTACCGAGCATACGTATCCTCGTCCTGGTCAAGATCCTTATGCAGGTCAGTCTATTCCAATTACTGCGGTTGGATCTACTCAGCATACAGTTACCAATGCTGTATATACTGCTTCCAATGGACAGGTTGATATCACCATTGCCAATCATGGATTCCAAGAAGGTGATTATATCAAGTTTGATGACTTATCTCTAACCTTTACATGTAATCTAGATGGCAACACAGTTCAGAAGTCATATCCTCGTGCTGGTTATGACTATCCATCTGGTCGTTGGTTGCCTATCAGCAACATTTCTACTAATGGTTTCCGTGTTAACATTGGTCCATCTGACTACACAGGTGCTCATACCTTCGTTAGTGCAACTACTAATGGTCTTTCCCGTCAGGATGGAACCTTTACTATTAATGTAGGTAATGCAGGATCTGCATCTGGTTCTACTCACCTCTTTGTATCTGCTACCACTAATGCTATTAAGCATGAACCACAATCTGTCCACACATTTGTAGGTGCAACATCAAATGCTGTTAGACATCTTCCACAATCTGCTCACACATTCGTAAGATCTCAAACGAACTCCCTAAGCATTGGTGGTTCCGAACTGAAGATTTACCTAGGAACGTCTAGATTTGTACACGATTATGTAAGTGGTGGTACTGTTACTTTCGGTGGATCCACATATAATATCACCAACTTTGTATACGACAACGTTGTCAATGGCGAAGCAACTATCACGCTTAATGCTCCTGTTGCTAATCTATCTGAGGATGCAACTGTACAAATTGCAGATATCCTCTTAGAGTGTACTGTAGATGGTGTAGTTACTCAGAAGGTCTATCCAAGTTTTAGCATCCCTGTAAGCGACGACAAGTGCCGCAGAGACGTTGGTCACTTCATTAGTGCAATCACTAGAGACCTTGAGTTTGGAAGTAACTATAATGTTATTGAAGCGGCGAAAAAATATATTGATGGAACTAATACCGAAATTGATTTTGTCAATAACGAAATCATTCAAACAGTACGTGCTTTAGAATACGCTAGAGAACTGATGATCCATGCCATGAGAAAATGGCGTACTGGAACAGGTGCTCCTGGTGAACCAATTTATACACCTCAGTATTCTTCTCTACCACAATACTTTGACCCAACAGTCATTGATGACATCTCGTCACCTGCTTGTGCTAACGTTGCATCTGCAATTGATACTCTTGCATATTTGTTTGTAGATGTTCTAGCAAATAATGCTTCTGGAACATATCTAGATGGAGCATATCTGATTGCTAGAAACAGAGACCTGATTGCTGATGAAGCATACAAGCAGACTCTGGTTCAATATCCTAACCTAGCACTCAATAATATTGATGAGCGTAAGTGTCGTAGAGATATTAATCATATCATCAGTGCTCTTCTAAGAGACCTTGTTCTTGGTGGCAACTTTGGTATCGTCAATGCTGCTGAGTTCTACTTCACTGGTAATGCATTAACTGGCATTCCCGCTTCCGAACTAGCACCTACTAGATTTGCATTCCAGGAAGCAAAAGATCTTTGTATCGCAGCAATGCGTAACTGGTTAGATGATGCTGGCAATGCAGTTCTAACACCTCTATCGGACATTCCTCAGTTTACCGATACTAGCATTCTTGCTGACCCTGCTGGTATTCCTCTCTGTGCAAACGTACAGGCGTCTATCAACACAGCATTTACTTTGCTGGATAATATTCTCCTCTACGCAGTTGACACAACTAATGGTATTGCTCCTGGTGCTACCACTAGAGACACAGGAACTCTCTTTGATACCTCTTCAATCATCTCTTATCCAGAGAGCACAATCTACGATCAGACTGGACTTAGAATTACTCCACGTTCTGACTTTGCAGATAACCCAATCATTGAAGCATCTCCATACACCCAGAACTCTTCTGTTATCTCCTTCCTAGGTGGTGGCGGTGCTGAGGTTGATGGTGCTAAGGTTAAGCAACCTAACTGCCCATTCCCTGGTCTAGAACTAGATGGATCAGCAACCTTCCCCAATCAGGGTAAATCGATGGTTGCTTCGGCATTCACGATCGTTTCCTTCGGTGGCACAGGTTATAAGGTTGTCAATGATGGTTACACCCAGTTGGTTTCGGTCTTCGTTATCTTCTGTGCTGATGGTGTTCTTGCTGAGTCTGGTGGATACTGCTCCATCACAAACTCCGCAACCAACTTTGGTATCTTTGCTCTTCGTGGTAGCGGATTTAGAGAAGAGGCATATGAGTTTGACGTTGGTCAAATTACTAATGTATCTTCTACTCCAACTGGAAGAACGATCTTTACAGTCAATGGTCTTGGAAGAGAACCACTAGAGCACTATGTTGTTAAAGTTGATGGATTCTCTAACATCAATCCAGACATTGAATACTTCGTTGATGTTGTTGAAGGCGTAACAGTTGGTCCTCCTTTCTCTGCTCAACTTACACTAGAGTCTGGTTCTGGTGGTGGTGCAGAATTCAAGCAAGATTCTACTGGCAACCCAGTTGGTGTTGGATCGATGGTCGGTGAGACCCTAAGATTGCACAGACCATCTATCGTTAACTCTTCTTCTCACACCTGGGAATTTGCAGGTTCTGGTACTAACTACAACGCTCTACCAGAAAACGGCGGTACTAAGGTCGAAGCATACGAACAGGTTTCTGAAAACTATGGTCGTGTATACGTCTCTGGTACTGACGAACTGGGTGACTTTAAGGTTGGTACATTCGCAAGAATCGAAAACAGAACTGGTGCAATTACCTTCACGGGTACTGTTACGATCTCGGAAGTTGAATTCTTGAAACTGAAGGGTGGCGACGTTGTTGTTACTGGTTTCGACGCATCCAACACACTGGGTGGCGCTAACTCCACCGACTCCAAACTGCCTACTCAGAAAGCAGTTAAGGACTATATTACCAACAACCTTGGTCCATACCTCAACAAACCATATTCCACAAACCCAGTTCCTAGAGCACTGGTCGAACTTACTGACTCTGGTAAGATCTCCGAAGATCAGATTCCACCTCTACGTCCTTTCCAGGTTTACACAGTTGCAAACCAAGCAGAAAGAACTGCGATTGAAGGCGCACTAGCAGGTGACATCGCGATCCAACAGGATACATCAACGTCGTTCATCCTGAACAATGATAATGATAGTTTGTTCGTATCGTTCCCAGTAGATCCCACTCTACAATTTACTATTGGCGATGTCTTCACTGGTAGTAATACTGGTGGTAAGATTCAGGCAACTGAGTATAGAGAAGGTGTTGTATATCAGATTAACATCACTGATGGTGGTTCTGGTTACGTTACTCCTCCTGTTGTTACCATTTCTGGTGGTAACCCACAAGCAGGTGCTATCTCAGCAAACGCAACTTGTGAAATTGCAAACGGAATTGTTGTTCTAGTAACCATTGAACTATTCAATGGACTCATCGGTGGTAAAGGATATACCACTGCTCCTGTTGTTACCTTCGCTGCTCCTGCAGGTTCTGGTACACAAGCACAAGGTAATGCACTGATTGAGTCTAGACTCTATGGCGATATTGTTAACAATATCAAGATGGAAGACACTGACGAATTTGAGTCTAGTGACATTCCTCCTGAGACTATCAACATCAGTCGTGTTGTTAACACATCTGCAAGCAACAGCAACAACTGGGTATCTCTATCATCTAACCAGATTGCAGCATCTGACATTACGTCTGGTGTTATCTCTACCGCTAGACTGGCATTTAACAATGCCGCAGCAAACTCGTTCTCCTTCCTAAGAGGTGATCAGTCATATGCTCCTGTAATTCAGTCCCTGAAGGGTGCTGAGACCAGATACTTTGCTAAGTTGACTTCTCAGGCAAATAGCGGTTCTTCTCAGTTGGTCTTCGCTACAAACTCCGATGTACTACTAGGTCACGAAGTTGTAGCAAACATTAATGGTATTCAACCAAATACCAATATCTCTGGCATTCTAACTGCTGCTGGTACAACTACAGTTTCTATTGACAATCCACTGACTGCTACGATTCCAATCAATAGCGTCATTGAATTTGAGAGAGGTCAATCACCACTGACATTTGAATCTTCCTTGACTCAAGGAGACTTTATTGATTCGGTCGTTATCGCATCGGGTGGTAGCGGATTCACAGATGGTCAGTATTTTGACGTTGAACTAACTGGTGGTGCTGGTACAGGACTGAAAGCAAATATCATTGTTAGTGCAGGTGCAGTCACGGAACTGACACTAACTGCTTCTGGAACTGGTTATCTAGCAGACTTTACAGTATCTTCTGCGCCAGCAGAAATTGGTTCTGGATCTGGTCTGGTACTCCTTGCTAAACTCAGTACAGTTAACAAGCAGTTTGCAAACGTTGCTATTGATATCGCTAGAGTTTCTGACCTAACGATTTCTGCTGATGAATTTGGAACAATTGGTGTCAGCAGATTCTATAAAGATCAATTTGAAATTGGTCTATCAGGAAATGGTTCTATCAAACTGAAGACTGGTGCAGATTCTGGTCTTGATGCTGACAAACTAGACGGCGCTCAAGGTACATTCTATCTGAATGCAACCAACATGAACGCTGGTACTTTGCCTGTTGATAGACTATCTGGTACTTATAACATCAGTATTGCTAACCAGTCTGGTAGTACACTAAGACTGAATAGTTCTACTAGCAACCTGAACTCCAACCCAACTCCTGATGCATATAACGTCGGTATTATTGCTGACACAAGAAACAACTCTGCTGATGGTCTAGCAGATGGCGGCAACCAGCACGTTACCCTGACTATCAGAAATGGTGGTTCTGGTTTCGACGCAAACCTAGGTGGTGTAAGACAACTTGCATTCACTGATAATGATAACATGTATCTCCGTGGTTCTGGTTCTACACTAGCAACCTTCGGTTCATGGGCAAAAGTCTGGCATTCTGACGCATCTCGCGGTGGAATGGGCGAATTCTCTGGTCTTGATGCTGATAGACTTGACTTCCGTGAAGGTAGTTTCTATCAGAATGCTATCAACATGAATGAGGGCATCTTTAGTGATAACAGAATGCCACCTCACCAGACAGCGAAAGACTTCCAGGATTCTGTACGTGTTCTTGATTGGTCTGGTCAACCAAGATATAAGATTCTCGTTAGAGATGAACTTCTGACCGCAACTCCATTCTTGGTAGGTCAGCAAGTCAACCTTTATGCTGCTAATGGTACTGCGCCTGGTCGTATTTCGATTACAGACATTGAGGTTAACCAGGACATCAATGATCCATACAACAACTACACACTAATTACAGGTACACTTACAACTGGTAACTTTATTGGTGCAATTGAAATTGGTACTACAGCACTTAGTTATCCATTCCAAGACTTCAGTATCGCAACACTAGATGCTAATGCTGATGGTCTACCTGATGGCACATTTGAAGTTGCCTCAATGGAAAGTCTTGGTGGTGCTGCAAGACTGAAACTTGGTAGACAGGATGGAGCATCTGCAACTGATCCTTCGGTATTCTTCAGATCTTCTCTAGCAGCTGCACCTAATTATAACTCAGCAATTATTGCTACTGGTGGTAATTCTGCCGATGGATCTGGTGCTCTAGAGTTTAAGACAGCAAACGTCAATGCATTGACGTTGTTGGGCAACGTTCTATGGAACGAAGGAAACCTAGTCCCATATGTATCAAATGTTGGTTCTTCTTACGGACCTAATAATAATGATTGGGATCCTGCAAATCCAGATGACAATGTAACGCTGAGAAGCATTGTCATGAGAGACAAGGATGGCAACTTCAACGCTGGTACTATTACAGCAAACCTAACTGGTGCTGCTTCCTTGAACGTTCTCAAGGCAGGCGATACGATGTCAGGCACACTGATTATCTCTGGTATCGCTGCAGCAAATCAGGCGCTGAGCGTATCTGGTAGAGCAGACTTCCTGAGCAACATCACAGTTAGCGACGACCTTACAGTCAATGGCACCACACTTCACGTTGATGCAACTGACGACACAGTAAGCATCGGTACTACTTCTTCCGATTCTGCTGTAAAACTTCTGATTGTAGAAGATGCTGATCAGGATGTTGTCCTGAGAATGTACTCATCCTACAATGTTGGTGGTGGTCCAGCTCAGCGCGATGCAGTCATTCAATTGCTAGGTCAGGATGGCACTCTCGATGAAGGTCTTGAAATTAAGTATGATAATAGTGTTGGTGATGTATACTTCAAGCAACTATTCAATCAAATTACGACTGGTGCTGCGATTCGCGTTGGCACTGGTGCATTCGGTGATGATGCCCTAACCATTACTGGCAACGGCAACCTAGGCGTTCAGATGACTGCCGATGACGCATATGAGTTGGATGTAAATGGATCTGCAAGAGTCAAGACTGCTCTTAACATTGCTCGCGCTGAGAATAATGGTGGTGCTCCTGCAATCTTCGCAGGTGCAACTGGCGCATCTGATGGATCAGGTGGTTATCTAAGCAACTTCCGTGTTGGTAACCAACTACTACAAGCAGATACGTTTGAAATCACACCTAGTGATGGAACACAAGGTGCTCTAGTTTGGAAATCTACTCCAGCACTTGCAATTCAAGGTTCCGAGAACCGAGTTGCAATCAATACTCTCCAGTTTGGTGGTACTGATACTACAGTATCTCCACAGGTCCAGAGAGAATATCAACTCAACATTCAAGGTGATATCAACATCAATGGTCTTGTCTTCCAGAACAATGCTGAGTTCGTTACTTCCAGATGGACAGAATCTGATAATGAACTAGACATCTACAGAGAGTCTAAAGTTTGGATCAACCCAGATTCTACTGTAGCTGGATTCACTGGTGACCCTGACTATGATCTTCAAGTCGGTGGCGGTAATAATGCTGGTCACCTAGGACTACATGGTGTCATGTATGTTAGGGATACTCCTCAGTGGATTGATACCACTGGTATTATCAAGAACTCTGCTAATACAATTGCAGAGGATGTGACTATCCCAGCAAACGCTAATGCTATGTCAATTGGTCCCATTACGATTCAACCAGGAATCACCATCGATGTGATTGGTAACTGGAACATTATCTGATAAATATATAAAGAAAAGAACCCCTAGTCCGTTTAAACTATGTCTAGTCTAAATGTAGGAACTGTAACGTTATCCAATGGATTGACACTTCCTTCTTATACATCATCTCCTGATAACAGACCTTCTCATGGTGCAGGAAAAACTATCTACGATTCTACTTCGGACACCATTCAGGTTTCTGATGGAACTCAATGGATCAGTGCTGGATCTGCTGGATCAGGTCTAGTTACTGCAACAGGGGGAGAAATCACTTTTGCAGGTGGTTATAAAGTTCACACATGGTATAACGTGGGTGAATACAATTTCCAAGTTACAGGTGCAGCGTCTGGTGCTAACGTCGAAGTTCTTGTATGTGCTGGAGGTGGATCTGGAGGAACTATTGGCGGCGGCGGTGGCGGCGGCGGTGTTGCCTATAATGGAACATACCCAGTTTCTGTTGGTTCTTATCCAGTAAAAGTTGGAGCAGGTGGATCTACACCACTATCTGGATATCCTGTAGCAAAAGGAACTAGTGGATCTCCTTCTAAATTTGGTAACCATGAAGCATATGGCGGTGGTGCTGCTGGATCTTGGGGTCCTAATGCTAGAGAGAGTGGAGAACCAGGAGGATCTGGTGGAGGAGCAACTGGTCCTGGTCCCAGAGCACCTACGATTGGAACTGCAACTCAAGGCGTTGCTCCTGGTAGTGGTGTTACTCACGGAAATCCTGGTTACGATAATGGTAACAGAGTTTCTGGAACACATTCTGGTACTCACACTGGCGGTGGTGGCGGTGGTGCAAACCCCAATAACACTCGCAACGGAAGAGTTGGTGGCGATGGTGTCACCTATATGGGTCTAACTGTTGGCGGTGGCGGTGGTGGTGGATCCCACGAAAACTATGGTACTGCTCCTATTGCAACTCCTGCTGCTCCTGGCGGTGGTGGTCGCGGTGCATCCAGATCTTCTCAGTTCGCAGGTGGCGGCGGTCAAGGTTGGGGTGAACCAGGACAAGTCAACACTGGTGGCGGCGGCGGAGGCGGCTGGTATAATGGTGGTGGTAATGGTCAAGGATCTGCTGGTGGTCCTGGCATCGTTCGTGTCCGTCATACAGTCTAATATATGTCCCTTTATAATGTTGAGGAAAATTTCCTCAGTGAAGAAGAGTTTGATCAACTAACTACACAAACAATATACAATCATTATTTCCCGTTGTATCTGAAGCACCGAGTAGCATCGGCGTCTTCAGACGACGGGATTTATTTTACCCACAATTTCTTTTTTAGTGGACAAGCATGTAGTGATTATTATAAACATCTTCTTCCTATTCTTCTAAGAATTAAACCCAAAAAATTACTTAGAGTTCAATTAAATTTATTCCCCAAAACTGCTGAGATCGTACAGCACGACTGGCATACTGATATGCTGTGGGATCATAAGGGTTGTATAGTTTACCTAAATAGTAATGACGGATCAACCTTGTTAATGGAAGATGATGAGAATGCCGTAAGCATTCGTTCTATATCAAACAGAGCATTATTTTTCAATCCAGGAAAACTCCACTGCAGTACGACATGTACTGATTCTGAATTCAGAAGCAATATCATTTTCAACTATGAGTGATTTTTATAATGTGTTTTCTATACCCGTATGGAAAACAAAAATAACCAAGGATGATTATGATAAAGATCTAATCCTTGGTGAGATGCTACACAACTTCAAAGTAGATCCCAAAAGAAATACCTGGGATAAGGTGATGCCAACTACTATGAAAAGTAACTGGCATCATTCCAATAATGATGAATCTGATGAAAGATTTAAGTCTGTCAGTTACGAAGAGTCTGGTTTAACTTCGGTTATCAACTCGAAGGTTAGAGAATTCTTTTCTCATCTCGGGTTAAATTCTGATGTCAATTACTTTTTTCAAATAACAAACTACACAGTGTCTACCGAAGGATACTTTCTGACTAGTCATGGGCACGGCAGTGATTCTTTTAGTTCAGTTCTGTTTGTTCAATTTGATAAACTAAATCACCCATCTACTTATTTCAATAACCCATATAGTGCAGCAGATCAAACACGTTGGTTGCAAAAAGATTTATATAATTCTTTTGACAATCGAAACCCGTTTTTCAGTTATATGCAAGATACATGGGCGATCGACACTGACGAAGATGACTACATGATTTTTCCAGGGCATGTCAAACATGAAGTTCCTACAGTAGGAAAATCAAATAAAGAAAGAGTAACTATTTCATGCAATATTAAGGTTTACAAAGATGTCTAAAGAAATCAATTCTATTACTATTGTTGGTGGCGGTAGTGCTGGATGGATGTCTGCCGCTACTATGATTAGATTTTTTCCTAACAGAAAAATTACGATCATTGAAAGTCCTGACTTTCCTATTGTAGGAGTTGGAGAGAGCACTCTAGGACACATCAATCAATGGTTAAGTCTTCTTGGAATCCACGAAGATGACTTCATGAAAGAATGTGATGCATCATACAAATTGAGCATCAAGTTTACAGACTTCTATGCCAAGGGTGATGGTGGTTATCACTATCCATTTGGACCACCACTAAAAGATGGAACTGAACTTGGACTCAATGACTGGCATGTCATGAAGTTGTTTGCTCCTGGTACTCCAGTACAAGACTTTGCTAGATGTTTTAATCCCATTACTCTACTAGCAGAACAAAACAAAATTGATAAAAATGAGAGTGGTCACCTAGACAACTTTGATTTTTCAAGGGATGCTGCATATCATTTTGATGCTGTAAAGTTTGGTCAATGGTTGAAGAATAACTATTGTCTCCCTAGAGGAGTGGAACTTATCGCTTCTTCTGTCAAGAATATTACTACTGGTGATGATGGTATCGAGTCATTGACTCTAGATGATGGTACGATACATTCTGCTGACATGTATCTAGATTGTACTGGATTCAAGAGTATGCTTCTTGCTGGTGCTATGAAAGAGGAGTTCGTTTCTTATAGAGATGTTGTTCCAAATAACCGAGCATGGGCAACTAGATTGCCATACACAAATAAAGATGAGCAGTTGCAACCCTACACAAATGGCACTGCCCTGTCATCTGGTTGGGTATGGAACATTCCTTTGTGGAGTAGAATTGGTACAGGGTATGTTTATAGTGATGATCACATCACTCCAGAAGATGCTTTAAAAGAATTTCAAGAACATATTGGAAGAGACGATCTTGAGTTTAGAGATATCAAGATGCGTATTGGAATTCATAAAAACGTATGGACGAAGAACGTAGTTGGGATTGGATTAGCAGGTGGGTTTATTGAACCATTGGAGAGTAATGGTTTGTTTACTGTGCATGAGTTTCTTCTTAAGTTGACTAGATCTATTGCAAAACCTTTTGTAAATCAATTGGACCGAGATATCTTTAATATGTCTGTTCGTGATATATTTGATACGTTTGCTACATTTGTTGGTTTACATTACCGACTTAGTTCTAGAAACGATAGTTCTTATTGGAGAGATGTCACGGAAAGAACTAATCTTCGTGAGGAACTTCTGAGAATTCCTCAGATGCAAACAGACTTTAGACACCTTGCTACAGCAAAAATGATTGATGAGCAATTTACTGATGGAGGACAAGCATACATTGCTACTGGTATGCACTATCCCTTGATTGATGATTCGACTTTGCTTTCTTGGACATATCACAATGATGTAGACTATAGAAAGTTGGCACAAAGAGCAGCACTTAGATTTACACGCAGAAAAAATATGTGGCAAAGTGTTTCGGACATTGCGCCAACATTGCATGAACACTTGGCAAATAAATATGGGTATGAGGTAAATTAATTATGGCATACGAAGCGATGTGGTATAAATCTCATCTTCCAGAAGAGATTATTGATCCTATGATGGAGCATTTGTGGGACTCCGATAACTTTATTGATTCTGAAACCAAAAGTGGTCTACAATTAGATGTTAGAGATAGTCAACATCAATGGATTCCTGATAGTCATTGGGTGTGTGGTTTGCTATGGCACTACGTGACTCTAGCAAACAATAGCAACTTTGGTTATGACATCACTCAGTTTGATCACAATGCGATTCAATACACTAAGTATGAAGCTGGTCAATATTATGGATGGCACAAAGATGATGGTGTTGCTGCTATCGATACCAAAGATAAATCTAAACAAATCCGAAAATTGTCTGTCGTAGTTCAGTTGTCTTCCCACGAAGATTACACGGGAGGAGAATTCCAAATGATGGAAGATGTCAATAGAACTTTCTTTGCTCCAAAACAAAAAGGTACTATTATCATTTTTGACAGTAGACTTCCTCATAGAGCGAAGAAAGTATTGACTGGCGAAAGACGATCTCTTGTCGCTTGGGTAACTGGACCTCAATGGAGATAAGTATGAAGTGGAATGACTGGTCTGTGATCCTTGTAAAAAACATAGTAAATCCTGTTCTTCTGTACGATAATGTTCCAGAGGAGAGAGGAATGGTAAGATACAATCCTGATAGAGTTATATGGAAAGAAAGTGAAGGTCCATATGGAGTGGATGGTAGTTTTTCTAGATATAATCATCCAAAATACAGAAAACTTCATTACGAGTTAAAATCTAAAATAGAAAAAGTCATAGGAGATGTTCTATACCCAACATATTTCTATGACAGATTTTATTTCAAAGGGCAAGAACTAGTAGAACATACTGATAGACCATCATGTGAGGTGAGCATCTCAATTAATTGCTCTCACAATTTAGATTATGATTGGCCAATCTGGTTTAGAACTCCAGAGGGTGATGACATTCCTTTGATCACAAATCCTGGAGATGCGGTAATCTACAAAGGTGAAGAGAGACCTCATTGGCGAGAACCTATGAAAGGAAATTCTAAATCTTATTTCCATCAGTTGTTCATGCACTATGTTCGTAGAGATGGTCCATATCTAGAACACGCATATGATAGAGTGAACACTCTAGCAATGCTATAAATAAACTATAGGAAAAAAGTCTCAACAGATAACATGTCGGAAATTAATGTTGGTGATTTAAACGTATCCAGCGAACTTAGATTATCCATTTATAATAATGCTAGTAGACCTGTTAACCCTGCTACTGGATTTATGATCTTCAATTCAGATGAAGAGAAGTTGCAGGTTTGGGACGGATCTAACTGGAAGAGTTTTGGTCGAAAGAATTATGATA